CAGAGATGCAGTAGATTAATAAATACATTGAAAAGGGTATTGACGAATGGAGGAAAATAAAGAATAAATATAAAATGTAAAAAGGACAAAAAGAAAATAAAAATATAAAAAATGCAAAAAGCAAAATAAAAATGTAAAAAAGGACAAAAAGAAAATAAAAATGTAAAAAAAAACAAAAAGAAAAAAAGAAGGGAAGCAAAAACCCCCGACTTTTTTTCCTCACACATAAAACTAATAAAATTGAAATACTTTTTAAAAATAATTTTAGATGCAAAAACTTACGTACCCAGAGCACAAGAGACATAGAAACAGATTATGCAAGGTGACACAGCAATGCAAGATGACACAGCAATGCAAGGTGACACAGCAATGCAAGGTGACACAGCAACGCAAGGTGACACAGCAATGCAAGGTGACACAGCAATGCAAGGCGACATAGAAGAACCCGAAGGACCGACTCATGATATAGAAACTAAACAATTAATAGACTATGACCTACAAGTCTTTAGATCAGCACTCTCCAATAAAAACCTACAGACAAAGCAACACCAAATCGATGGGGTGAAGTGGTGTGTGCGAAACGAAACCATCGGTAATGTAATAGGAAATAAAAACATACAAGGAGGAATAGTAGCCGACGAAATGGGACTTGGAAAAACAATTCAAATGGTCGGCGTTATTCTCTCAAACTTTCTTCTACACACTCTAATCATTGTCCCAAAAGCTATTTTGGAACAATGGGAACAAGAAATATTCAAACTCACAAACCACAACGCATTCATCTATCACGGATACCATAAAAAACATTCAGAAAAACTCGCTTCATCTCCTATCATCCTAACGACCTATGGAATGATTCAAAACCATAAATCGGAATTATTCAAAATTAAATGGAGTCGAGTCGTTTTCGATGAAGCTCATCATCTGAAAAACAAAAACACGAAAATATTCATCGGAGCACTGCAACTGAATGCTGATATAAAATGGGCCGTTACTGGGACGCCTATACAAAACACCAAAACGGACTTTTATAATATTTGTTCTGTGATCGGGGTTGACGTGCAAAAAACGCTCAAACAAACAGGATTCGACAATTTTAAAGACATATATTTAAAACGAACAAAAAAGGAAATTGGACTGGAATTGCCAGACGTTAAATGCAATACAATAAACATAAATTGGATGAATAATTCCGAAAAGAAATTGTCTGAAAAAATACACTCGTTCACTCAGTTTTCATTGCCGAAAAAATATCAAACAAAGGAGCAACAACAAGCACAGCAGCAAGCACAGCAGCAAGCACAGCAGCAAGCACAGCAGCAAGCACAGCAGATACAAGTGCAAGACCCTGCAAAAGCGCTACAGCAACTCTCTATTAAAAAGGTCGCAGAAACACTGCCATTAATCCTACGAGCCAAACAAATGTGTATTCTTCCACTACTTGTAAAAACACAACAAGCATATCAGAATTACACCTTACAGGGAACGACATACATGAGTAAGATAGACTCGCTTGTCAAAACGATTCTAAGTAGAAAAGACAACCAAAGACCCAAACTTATATTCTGTCACTTTAGAGGAGAGATTGATATGATTAAAAAAAGATTAGAAAAAGATTTTGAAATACAAACCATCGACGGACGAATACCAACAAAACAAAAAAAAGAAATACTATCGAATAGTATTATAACAACCGAAGAATCTGATTTTAAAAAATCAAATAAAATACTTATTCTTCAAATACAAACATGTAGTGAAGGACTCAATCTACAGGAATACAACGAAGTATATTTTGTCAGTCCTCACTGGAATCCAGCAATAGAAAGTCAAGCAATTGCGAGATGCCATCGATTAGGACAAACCCGTGATGTAGATGTTTTCAGATTTATAATGACGTGGAACGACAAGAGTCTTAAATCAATGGATGAATACTGTGATGAACTTCAGATTGCAAAACGAAAAATGTATTCAGAGTTCTTCTCTCAACAAACTCCAACCAACTCTAACTAAGTAAACAATATAAAACAAATTGTTTTGATGATTAAAAAACAAATTGTTTTGATGATTAAAAAACAAATTGTTTTGATGATTATTAAAAAAAAATAAAATAAAATAAAAAGCAAAAAAAAATAAAATAAAAATAAAAATAAAAAATAAAAAAAGGCTACAAAAACAACAACGCCTTTTTTTACTTAATTACTTTACAAGACGAAGGTGAAGTTTATGAAGATGAATCGCAGCAAGACCACCTGCAACCTGTGACATCATATAAGGAACCGCATCACCCCAAGGCAATTTTTTAGACGCAGCCAACATAATCGTGACTGCGGGGTTGAAATTACCTCCAGATATTGGACCGAACACGTAAATCATTAGTGCTAAAGCTCCACCTATTATTAAAGCATTGCTGGTAGCCAATATCGTATGAAGAAACAATAAAGTTCCTAAAAACTCGACAAAATATTTAGTCATTTTGCTATACATCTCAATAATCGCGTTTATATATAGACATTCGGAAATAAATTATTTAACAAATATAGCACCCTTCTTCTTAGGCGCCACACAGCCTCCAGAACGGCAACGGACAACGGCCGACTTTCTAGACAACAATTCTGTGCTCTTATACGACAAGACACTGTTCATTGGAAGACCAATCTTGTTTGCAGTCTTGCCCACAGCCTGTATCTTTTTATACGTGGTATACTCCGAAGAATCATGACCCCAACTCTTATTGCCCTTTTTAACACTACCAGAATCAGTGTCATACGAACGCAAGATGTTTGACAAATCGCTACCCTGTGTCATTGTATCAGGTTTAAATGGACTTCCGTTAATAACAGTCGTAGTGCCGTTATTTTTAATTGTTCCAGACGATGTAAATATCATAATCTAGTTAATTATACTATATACAAATACTATTTTTGAACCAAACCCTTAATAAAAAGAAATTGTATAACCATCCATTTCCAAGAATGTCACTCATTTCTCAGAATGTCACTCATTTCTCAGAATGTCACTCATTTCTATTAGGGTTATTAGGGTTATATACTTGTATTTTTTTGTCACTCATTTCCCAGAATGTCACTCATTTCTGTAAAAGGGGTTAATTAGGGTTATTAGGGTTATTAGGGTTATTAGGGTTATTAGGGTTATTAGGGTAGATTGCACACTACATATAGATTGCACAGTATGTATTTACCCAAACAAATCCCCAGACAATTTATTTATCTATTCCAAACAAATCCCCAGACAATTTATTTATCTATCCCAAACAAATCCCCAGACAATTTATTTATCTATTCCAAAGACAATTTATTTATCTATTCCAAACACCAATTCCAAACAAATCCCCAGACAATTTATTTTATCCATTCCAAACACCAATTCCAAAATACAATATTCCAAATACTATTTTTTCTACACATAATATAAATCCAAAAGATGAAGACAATACGTCCAAGAATGATAACTACGACAAAGAGTATCATATTCGGTAAGCGACGAAATGCACCAAATACTGAAAAAAATAAAACTACTATTTCAACAAAAAAGACAAGGTGTCAAAAGAAATGTTATAAAAAATGTTATGGTAATCAAACGCGTAAAAAATATTTTAAATCTTCCGAAGAAAATGATATAAAAAATAGCGATACATTATTTTCATCTTTGGTGAAAAAAATGTTTGGCATTTAATTTGTTTTATATATAACACTTCATTTTCCCAAAAAAAACAAAACAAACACAATAAATAGTTCGTGTAACTCAGCTGGTAGAGTATCTGTCTTATGAGCAGAAGGTCTCGGGATCGAACCCCGACATGAACAAATCCAATTTTTTTATTGCGTTTTGATAAAGTCCTCATAATTATTTTTGATGATTTTATTATAATCAACCAAACATACAGGTTTCATATCAGGCGACATTTTTTTAATAATAGACTTGGGATTGTTATTATAATGATCTATATTTTTAACATATCGTTTATACAATGCCTTGCTTATTTTATTCATGATTTCGAGTATAGAAACACAGTGATCCTTAGGTTTATAAGAAGAATAAGACGAAGAAGAATAAGACGAAGAAGAAGAAGAAGACGAATAAGACGAAGAATAAGAAGACGAATAAGAAGATAAACAAGAAGAAAACGGCAAGCATGAAAAGCAAGAAAAGCAAGAAGAAGAGCACTTAGTTTTAATGCCGAATATATCTTTCAATAAACGATAAAAGTCGTTAGAAATGGTTGCCCCCGAACCATTTTTAATACATTGAATTGCCATATTGTTCCAAGCCTCGCTTTTCTGAGGTTCATCTATTTTTTTATAAATACTGTGTTCGCATAATAATATGATAAAGTTCAATACGTCGCCCAAATATTCTTCTGGGAAGTAGTCGAATATTCTCAATTCAATCCCGTGGTTCTTGAACTTGTTATAATTAATGTCATATCCTATTTTCGAACAAGGAATATACCCCGACATCACGCCCTTGTGCAATCTCTCAAAGTAATGCGGAAGAGGTTTCTTACCATTGTAGTCGTAATCATCTAATTTTTTACCAGCAATCATTGTATTAGAATCGTATGTTCCTAGACCTATATATCTGCTCATCATGATTCGCAAAGAACCGCCGCAATAATAATAATAAGACGACGACGACGACGACGATGACGACGTCAATGGTGGCCTGCCTATATTATCTTTCATATTCGCACATTTCTCAATCGTATTTAATATATCCGGAGAACCATATAATGCAATCAAGAGTGGTTCCATCCATTGTATCATGCGTATAGCATTCGAATGTTTTTCCTTGAATAATTCCATGTCTGCAATATTGTTGTCGGTCAATTTCGTAGGAAGTGTAATGTTTAAATGGTAGGTTCCGTTGTTGCATATGCCGAGATTGTCTTTGTTTGTGAGAAAACTTACAAACCCGTGGTTATATGGCGGATATATGATAGAGTCTTTGAAGATGAGTTTTTTAGACAAGTGTGTGTCGATTTCTTTAATAAATCTTTGTTTTATTTCACCGAGTTCTTGTATTGCTTTGGATACGGTAGTTTTGAAGAACCGACAAGTGACAAATTCGATGGTGTCGCCGTCAAACATTACATTTTTTTCAAACAGGTTATTGTATTCCGCACTGACATACTTCATGTATTCGTGGATGCTCATTCCGCAATATTTTTTATTAGTAATTGGTGAATATGAATACAACATTTTATGTTCGCCGTAAATGTCGACGTTTTGAAACATGTATCCGTTTATATAAATAGGCATGCGGATTACATTTTCTTTTGCTTCAGCCATTCCATTTGCATGAGCCATTCCATTTGCATGAGCCATTCCATTTGCATGAGCCATTCCATTTACCTCACCCGTCGCCACATTGGTTTCATTCGCCTGTTTACGATTTGCAAATGTCTGTATAGTTTTTAAAAACATGTCCATGTTATAATTTTTATAATAATCGATTGAATATCTCTCGCGCTTGTGATTGTATAGAATGTTTCTATTTTTAATAGCAGGTTTAGACAACATTAGATAAGATTCGTTTTCAATTCCAATTCCCCAATATTCGCCGTTATCATCATAATTATGGTAATCAGCCTCATGAGAATTCACATTGACATTATTAGATTTAAAAAAGTCTATGTATTTTTGATGTTTTAGGTGACTATTAGGTTTATTAGTATCGTTGCTCATTATACTCATTATTTTATAATGAGTTGTTTAATTACTTTAAGATATAGAGAGAAAATATAAACAAAACACAATCCCAAGATGTTATAAAAACAAAATAAGATAAGATAAACATAGATATTTCATTTGCGAGTACATCTTATTAAAGGTAATTTACATGCTTGTAGATTACTTGTGATTATTATGTGTATTAATAGACATAATAAACCATTTTTATCTA